TTACGCCTTCTTTATATCCTCCATAATTCCAGAGTGGGACATATTTGGGACATTATCACCAAAAATGTCGTCTATTTTCCTCGCATGCTCTGTCAAATGATTAGGCGCAAGGTGAGCATACCTACGAACCATTTCTATGGACTCCCATCCGCCCATTTCCTGAAGCACTGATAATGGGACGCCTGACTGAATCAGCCAGCTTGCCCAGGTGTGTCTGAGGTCATGGAAACGGAAATCTTCAATTCCTGCACGACGACAAGCTGATAGCCATGATGTCTTGCTGTCGATGCGCATCTTCCTGACCGCAGGCGTTGATGTTCCATCTGCTCGCTTAGCCGCCTTGGTATGTACAAACACCCATTTGTGATGCTTGCCTATTTGATCACGCAACACTTTACAGGCGGTATCGTTCAGCGCCACACCAATGGCGCGGTTTGATTTGCTCTCTTCTGGATTCACCCAGGCAACTCGTCGCTGCATGTCGATTTGTTGCCATTCCAGATTTATGATGTTCGACTTTCTCAGACCAGTTGCCAGCGCAAACTTGACGACAGATTTCAGTGGTTCGGGGCACTCATCAATAAGGCGTTTTGCTTCCTCCTTTTCCAGCCATCTGACTCGCTTGTTTCTGACCGCTGGTATCTTGATGACAGGCGCTTTTTCCAGCCACTTCCAGTCGCGTTCTGCAGCACGGAGAATGGCCTTTATCATGGCAAGATGCTTTGCCTTTGTCTGAGTTGATACTGGCTTTGGTTCATAAACAGGCAGTTCTTTACCTTTCCTGATGGCGGCCTGAACTTTCTGTTTCCATATTTCTTTCGTCTTTCTGTTATGCATTCTGCTTACAGCAGAGTAAATCTTTGCCTCCGAGATATCTTTAAGCCTTATACCCTCAAAATGTTCAAGCCAGAACTCAATCCGGCTTTTATCTGAATCGAGAGATTTTTTATCAGCTTTTTCCTCAAGCCATCTTAGGCAGGCCTCTTCAAAAGTGACATCAGGTAAATCCCCTAGCTTTTCTACTCGCCAGAGTTCTGCTTTTCGCTTGTCGTGCAACTCCTGAGCTTGCCGCTTGTCCTTTGTGCCAAGAGATTCCTTAATTCGTTTCCCGCCCGGGAGCGAATACGAGGCATACCATATTTCATTTATGCGGAAGAGTGACATTTTCTTTCCTCTGTTATGCCATCACCCGCGCTCACCTGGACAGTATGCAGCGGAGACTGAAGCGCCGCAATGCAGGCTTGTCGCGTTGTGAGGTAAGGAGATTTTGGTTTAGTGGGGTCTTTGCGTGTTGCCTGTAGGCGGCCTGTTCGTATCCAGTTGGTAGCGGTAGGTCTGGATATCTTGAGAAACTGACAGGCCTCATCGAGTGTGAGGCTGTATGATTCCATGGTTACCTCTGCTTTTTGAACGCATGTCACGTAACTTCTTAATGTGTTCTGCCGTTTCGATCTCTTCTGCTATCCGATCTGCATCAGCTTTATTCACAGGTTCAAAGTCATGATTAAAGCGGAACATGCTGGCGATACATGTTCTGCCTTTTCGGATGTAGTGAACTTTGTTGTGGGTAGAACGCAGGATTTTGCAGGGAGTGCCGTGGTGGTCGACGTACCAGGTGTTAGGAAAAATGATTCTGAACATTTTTACACCTCAATTGGACGATGTTGAAATTTGCTGCTTTGAGGCCATCACAGTCCCCATTGTTTGTTCTTAAGTTCGATCTCCTCCTGGCAACTTGCACAAGTCCGACAACCCTGAACGGCCAGGCGTCTTCGTTCATCTATCGGATCGCCACACTCACAACAATGAGTGGCAGATATAGCCTGGTGGTTCAGACGACGCATTTTTATTGCTGTATTGCGCTGTAATTCTTCGATTTCTGATGCTGAATCAATGATGTCTGCCATCTTCCATTAATCTCTGAATTGTTGGTTAATACGCTTGAGGGTGAATGCGAATAATAAAAAAGGAGCCTGTAGCTCCCTGATGATTTTGCTTTTCATGTTCATCGCTCCTTAAAGATGCCGTTTAACATGCCGATCGCCAGGCTTAAATGAGTCGGTGTGAATCCCTCAGCGTTACCGTTTCGCGGTGCTTCTTCAGTACGCTACGGCAAATGTTATTGATGCTCCTGTCTGGTGACAGCCATCGGGCTTGTATTATGTATAAGTTCTGATAAAAGCCTCCGATATATTAAATTTAAATAACGAAATTCATCTTCTTGATAAGTTGTGATAGCATCATTAAAAGTTTCAGTTCGTTGAGCAGGGATTACATGGTAAATCAGCAACAGCAACAGATTAACGAAAATCTAAAAATTGAGGCAATCCGTTGGTATCAGAAGCTGCAGGAGATTACTTATCTTGAAGCAGGACAACACATGCGGGCTTTAAATCAGCTCATGTGGCAAATCCCTAGTTTCGTAATTGCTGTCAATGGTGGGTTGTGGTATGCAACAACACTGGCAAATGAAAGTTCCCTATGGATTATCTTTGCAGTGTTAGCATTGTTTGATTTCACAACAATGATTACACTTTATCGCTTAAGGTCTTTAATTGGTTCGAAAATAGCACTACAAAAAAACATTGAAGATCCTTCAAAAAACTATATTTTAAATGAAATTACTAGAGACGCTGGATTTAAATTGCCCTCTAGCTATGATAATAAGGAAACTGGTTACATAGTAGTGTCGTGCTGGGCAGTAATGCTTATTGTTTGCTTCTTTGTTAATATTGCTGGGGTATATCATCCAAACTTGTTTTCAAAAGACATTTCACATAATACATACAAAGCAACAATTAAAAATATTGAGTCAGGATTATTTATCGAAGCAAAATCAGGATTATCAAAGTGACTTCGTGGAAGTTTTATGACAATAATGCTGATCGCTTATTTGCCGATTATATATCACTTGATTTTTACTCTATCTTTCAGGATGTTGAAGAGTTTATTTTACAATCTAAGGGTGTCTCTTTGGATGTCGGTTCAGGTTCCGGCCGTGATGCTGCTGCGTTAGATGAATTAGGTTATAAAGTAATAGCTGTTGAACCAAGTGAAAAGATGCGAAATTTGGCATCTTCATATTATAAATCTAACCATATTATATGGTTAGATGATTCATTGCCTTTTCTTCATAGTGTTAAAGCAATGAATCTAAAGTTCGACCTTATTTTAGTCAGTGCTGTATGGATGCATCTTTCAAAAAAAGAGCAAAAAATCTCACTAGAGACGCTAACTGATCTTTTAACATTGAATGGGAGAATGATAATTACATTGCGCTTAGGACCTCCCGAACCAGATAGAAACATTAACGTTGTTAATACTGAGGAACTTCTTGAGTTAGCGTCTCAGTTAGGTCTGAAAACATTGCGAGTTACGTCAATAAATAAAGATAGTTTTCAACGTAACCAGATAACTTGGCAGAAAGTTGTATTATCAAAAAATAATGAGTAAATAACTTAGTATTATTCGCACAGACCGTAGCGTGAAGAGCAAACCTCTATATCGAGACTTGCTTTTACAAGATCGTAGACCTTGCCACCGCGCCCTGTTTTTGCCCACTCTACGACTTCATAAACACCCGGAGAATTAAGATCTCCACGAGGACCATAAAATCCTGACCAGTCGATGTGTTGCACATCAGGTTTTAGCCCAAAAAGTTGAATATTTCGACCAAGTGGCAGATTGAACTGTTTCATCCAGCGTTGGCTTATCTCTCCTACGCTCATCCAGTGTACCCATCTACTAGCAAGGCGTACCTTCAACTCCCATTGTTTGTGCTTTTTGATGTGCTCTGGCCAGCGCGCAGCCGTCTCTGCAATTTCCTCTTTGTTGCATAGCACGCAATTCATGCAGCCAACACGAGACGCACCTTGCATATAAAGTGGATTTGGCTTAATTCCGAAATATTTGTGAACTGCGAATACGTCCTCAGCCGTCCATTTGTGGAGCGGCAGGAAGTTGTAGAGAAAATCGGCGTCGCGCATATCGCGGGAAAACCTCTCATATCCAGCGCGCTTAGAGGACTCATCCGCGCGAACACCAGACCATTGTACGATAACATCGCCAGCATCAAGGAGCGGCTTTATGGCTGCGTCGAAAGCTATCTGAATTTTCAGTTCGTCTGTACAGAATCGGTCGCGCAGCATAGGGAACTTGCCATGCAGAAGGGAGCAATCCAAAAAGCTATTACCGGATGGGTGCATAACGGAAAGCGCAGCATCAAGAGCAGTTTCGAACTCAATTCCCCAGCGTTCTGCTGTGCGCTTCCAGGCTTGCCCGAATTTGGTGTCAGAACGTGCGAGGGAAGGCATGACTATGCCACGGTATGCTCCCATGCGGATCATCTGTCGTTTAGACCAGTTTTTTTGCAGATAAATTCGTCGTTTGGCAAAATCTTCTTCAGTGTAAATCCGCTTCACAACCTGCACAGGGCTACAACCGATCTGCTCATGAATGCTCCTGGCGAATTCGACAGTTAGATTATGCTCATTATCCGTGTCTGCCATAACAGCATGTACCTGTTTGCCGAATAATGTGTGCGCCACTGCGAGTGTGGCAGTGCTGTCTTTTCCTGCTGAATAATTCACGATTATCTTATGATCATTAGGGATGCGAAATTCATTTATATATCTGTTGTAGGACTCTTCTATTTCGCGAATTTTCTTGCTGATGTCTGTTGGGACAATAATTATTGCTGCCTCGTTCATACCGCCTCCCGTTTATTATTTATCTCCTCAGCCAGCCGCTGGGCTTTCAGCGGATTTCGGATAACAGAAAGCCCGGGAAATACCCAGCCTCGCTTTGTAACGGAGTAGACGAAAGTGATCGCGCCTACCCGGATATTATCGTGAGGATGCGTCATCGCCATTGCTCCCCAAATACAAAACCAATTTCAGCCAGTGCCTCGTCCATTTTTTCGATGAACTCCGGCACCATCTCGTCAAAACTCGCCATATACTTTTCATTCCGCTCAATCACGACATAATGCAGGCCTTCACGCTTCATGCGCGGGTCATAGTTGGCAAAGTACCAGGCATCTTTTCGTGTCACCCACATGCTGTACTGCACCTGGGCCATGTAAGCCGATTTTATGGCCTCGAAACCACCGAGCCGGAACTTCATGAAATCCCGGGAGGTAAACGGGCATTTCAGCTCAAGGCCATTGCCGTCACTGCATAAACCATCGGGAGAGCAGGCGGTGCGCATACTTTCGTCGCGATAGATGATCGGGGATTCAGTAACATTCACGCCGGAAGTGAATTCAAACAGAGTTCTGGCGTCGTTCTCGTACTGTTTTCCCCAGGCCAGCGCCTTAGAATTAACTTCCGGAGCCACACCGGTGCAAACCTCAGCCAGCAGGGTGTGGAAGTAGGACATTTTCATGTCAGGCCATTTCTTTCCGGAGCGGGGTTTTGCTATCACGTTGTGAACTTCTGAAGCTGTGATGACGCCGAGCCGTAATTTGTGCCACGCATCATCCCCCTGCTCGACAGCTCTCACGTCGATCCCGGTACGCTGCAGGATAATGTCCGGTGTCATGCTGCCACCTTCTGCTCAGTGGCTTTTTGTTTCAGGAATCCAAGAGCTTTCACTGCTTCGGCCTGTGTCAGTTCTGACGATGCACGAATGTCGCGGCGAAATATCTGGGAACAGAGCGGCAATAAGTCGTCATCCCATGTTTTATCCAGGGCGATCAGCAGAGTGTTAATCTCCTGCATGGTTTCATCGTTAACCGGAGTGATGTCGCGTTCTGGCTGACGTTCTGCAGTGTATGCAGTATTTTCGACAATGCGCTCGGCTTCATCCTTGTCATAGATACCAGCAAATCCGAAGGCCAGACGGGCACACTGAATCATGGCTTTATGCCGTAACATCCGTTTGGGATGCGACTGCCACGGCCCCGTGATTTCTCTGCCTTCGCGAGTTTTGAATGGTTCGCGGCGGCATTCATCCATCCATTCGGTAACGCAGATCGGATGATTACGGTCCTTGCGGTAAATCCGGCATGTACAGGATTCATTGTCCTGCTCAAAGTCCATGCCATCAAACTGCTGGTTTTCATTGATGATGCGGGACCAGCCATCAACGCCCACCACCGGAACGATGCCGTTCTGCTTATCAGGGAAGGCGTAAATTTCTTTCGTCCACGGATTAAGGCCGTACTGGTTGGCGACGATCAACAATGCGATGAACTGCGCATCGCTGGCATCACCTTTAAATGCCGTCTGGCGAAGAGTGGTGATCAGTTCCTGTGGGTCGACAGAATCCATGCCGACACGTTCAGCCAGCTTCCCTGCCAGCGTTGCGAGTGCTGTACTCATCCGTTTTATACCTCTGAATCAATATCAACCTGGTGGTGAGCAATGGTTTCAACCATGTACCGGATGTGTTCTGCCATGCGCTCCTGAAACTCAACATCGTCATCAAACGCACGGGTAATGGCTTTTTTGCTGGCCCCGTGGCGTTGCAAATGATCGATGCAGAGTGATTCAAACAGGTGCTGTGGAAGACCTTTTTCCATGTCGTCTGCCAGTTCTGCCTCTTTCTCTTCACGGGCAATCTGCTGGTAATGACGCGCCCAGCTCTGAGCCTCAAGACGATCCTGAATGTAATAAGCGTTCATGGCTGAACTCCTGAAAATGGCTGTGAATATATCGCCCGCGAAATGCCGGGCTGATTAGGTAAACAGGAAAGGGGATTAGTGATTCAGGCCGTTGCCGCGTCCGTCGAGAAAAACTTCCACGAGCAAATCACGGGTATAAGTGCGCTCGATGCCGCGATGCAGATAAAGCCGTCCGCGTAAATTAGCTGATGCAGTCCAGGTACCATCTTTGTGTTTGACCAGCATTCCTGGCATGACCGCACCGCGATTAACGGTCTGCGTTCCGTAATGTTGATGAACCATAAAAACTCCTGCCCGTAAGCTGGGCTGCTGAACATATAGAGACTTCTGCGCGTATTCAGGCGGTGGATGGCCGCCGGTTGTCATAACTAAGCCGCCTCGTTGAAGCGACTGAGGTATGAGGTGTTGAGTTGATTTCAGCTGGTCACACCGACGTTCACGCGTCCGCTTCACCCCTCGCACTTCCCGGAGCCTGCTGAAATTCAAGCTGCGGATCTAAGCGGTCATCGCAACGGTGAATCAGGTGGTTGCCGTATCGTTGTGTTGTTGCGATGAATTTATTTAAAACTATAGTTGTTTTGTCGTCAACAACAAAAGTTGTTTTATTGGTTTTTTTAGATGTAAATGGTTGTATTTAGGATGGATTTATTTTGTGACTTGCATCGCATAGCGATAACTGAAGCGAGGTCGTGGTGGTTTTTTGAATGGTTTGTGTGATGAGGGGGAGGGGCAAAAGAAAACCCGGCACGGTGGCCGGGATTCTTACGCAGGTAGGTAAAGATATGATTGTGGTGGCTTAATATTACTACCTAGAGCAGAGATAGGAATTGGTTCTTTATATCTTTCCACTTCACCAATTTTTATTGCGTAGGCCTTTTCTCTACCTGAATAATATGAGTCATAAAATTGCTTAGAAATACCTGCGTGTTTTTCCGTCTTTTTCCAAAGAGATTCCGGTTCGTCACTTAGTATTGATTCAATACGGAATTGACCAACAACTTTACCTAATGGCATCGTGGCATAAATAACAACGGTGCTAATTTGCGGATTTTTGAATATACCTTTACGAAACTCGAACCGCTTTGTTCCGTTCAATATTTTTTCTGCAAACTCAGGCTTAATGGATAATAAAACTTTCATTTATCTTGCCTAACTCGATGATCTTTAAGAACTGCTCATTTGTGAGTTTAAAGTGACTCCATCGGAATGCACGCGAACCATTTAGCCCCACATGATCTATTAAAATAGCACGATTGGGTCTCTTTGGCAAAGACAGATTGTATGTGAATCTTATAATGAAAGGGTATCGACGTTCTTTATAGATTTTTCTGAGTTCATCTTCAGAAAATACGCTAAAACGAATACAATAGTCTACAAAACTATCTTCGCTTAAAAATTCAGAAATATTTTTTACGCTCTCAACTACACATAATGTACTGGCTACAGAACGATAGCGAGCTGGCCCTTTTTTGTCTCCGGTTCTATAGATGACAATGATATCTCCTCTTTTCATTCCCATCACAGAACGCATTCCACATATGTAAATTTTATGAATGCTGTTAGCATGGGATATATCTTTGACAATATCTGGTGATTCATTTACAAGTTTTGAATCAGGGAATAGTCTAGTGTGATATTCGGGATAAATCGCCAGTAAATATTTGTTGGCTCTTGATGTCATTATTCGAGGGTAATCTAATAAAATATCACCATAAGGCTCATGCAAAGACCTCGCATATACAAACTCTTTCCCGTTATGTGTTTCTTTTTCACCATGAATGTAAAATCCGTACGTTTGGAAAAGTTTTATTAGATGGACGTGTTTGTCGAAAACAGTAACATAAATATCATCAGATTTTGATGAAAATGCATGGTCAAACGCTTTTTTTAGAAATCGTTGTCCGCGAAGGGTGCCTTTAGATTCAAATTTGAATGTTCCTATCTTTAGATGACGTCCTGGTGGGAGCGCTGGATTAATGTCATTTGCATCATCATTTTCTTTTAGATACATAAAACCTTCGATTTTATGCTTGTCATCATAGAGCACATAAGCTGATTCTCCTTCTCTGGCTTTTTTTTCTAACCAAAGAGGAAACTCTTTATAATCTTTTTTTAAAGAGTCAAAAAATGGGTCATTGTGATCAAAATCAGAGAATTTCTCATATTTTAAAGTATCCATTAAGTTCTCCATTCTAAAATGAATAATTAAGTTGTTTTACTGAATGAGCACAATGCCCGGTTGATAATTTTTAATTGGTACTATCCATGCTTCCTATACGTCTGCGGCATGCTCCCAATAACTTTCCCGAAGATAAACACCCGGTTCATCTCGTCTTTCTCGATTGGGTCCCACGGTGAGTAGCTCTTGTTATCAGAGATAACCAGCAGTTTATCCTTCATCATTTGCAGGCGCTTTACATGGGCTGTGTCGTCGTACAGAAACGCATAGATACCATCACCGTCGAAAGATTTAACCGTGATATCAACGAACAGCAGATCACCAGGTTCAATCGTTCCTGACATGCTGTCACCGCGTACGTTAATGATGCGGATATTTTCTGCCTTCCTGCCATCGAACATGTGACGAGCATCGTCAAACGAGTACTCAACCGAGCGTAGGACTTCTACAAACTCACGGTTGATGACACCCGGCCCGGCACTCACTTCTATATCAAGAACGTCAATCTTAAAGTATTTGGAATGGCTGACAGTTGGTTGTATTGGTTGCACTGTACTGTCTGACATATTTCCAACGCCAGAAGATAACCATTCTGCGCGCACACCCAAAGCGTTCGCGATCTCCACGATTTTAGTTGTTTGATTAGCTTTCCCTGTTTCGATTTTCTGAATAGCAGCTTGGCTAACCCCGACCAAATCCCCAAGCGCCTTTTGTGTAAGGCCTCGCGCTAATCTGGCTTCTTTAAGTCTTTCTGAGAGTGTTGTTTTCATAGTTCAAATGTACAACCAAGGTTTTATTCCATCAAACGAAAATGGTTGTTGACTAAAAACAACCATAGTTTTAATCTTGATTCAAATTAACCACGGAGGTTGTTATGAACCCAGCTATTAAAACAGCGATCAATATCGTTGGTTCACAAAAGAAACTGGGCGCTGCTTGCGAAGTTTCACAGCAGGCCGTCTATAAGTGGCTTCACAACAAAGCAAAGGTATCCCCTGAACATGTCGGCAGCATTGTTACGGCTACTGGTGGAGTAGTGAAGGCACACCAGATTCGCCCGGATCTTCCGAAGTTGTTTCCACACACCGAAAAGAACGCAGCTTAAATTTCCATTTCACGCTCTTTAACAATAAGCAATCAACTTAACAGTCAATTCAAACTAAAGGAGTCAATTATGCAACCACTTCCATACCAACAGACTAGCGGATTTAGCCCGACTGCGGTGATAAATCGTTCTCAAACAAAACAGGTGCCAGGCCACGAAAAAATCCGTGATGCCGTCCGCGCCTGGTCGGCTGTAGATAATCAGGATGTCGTTGCCACACTCATTGTGAATGAGTATCGGGAGCAGGGCGGCGGCACCATCGATTTCCCTGATGATGTCAGCCGTACACGCCAGAAGCTGTTCCGCTTCCTCGATAACAAATTCGATTCTGAAAAATACCGAAATAACGTGCGTGAACTGACCCCGGCAATTCTGGCGGTACTACCGCTGGAATATCGCGGTTACCTGGTTGAGCAGGATAGCTTCATGGCTAGGTTGGCTGAAATGGAAAAGGAACTCAGTGAGGCAAAACAGGCTGTCATTCTCAACGCACCACGCCACCAGAAACTGAAGGAAATTAGTGAAGGTATTGTGTCGATGTTTCGTGTGGACCCAGAGCTGGCTGGTCCATTGATGGCGATGGTTACTACCATGCTGGGGGCGATATGACAGGTTCAGAAATGGCGAAAGCCGGTCTGCTGGAACAGAACCGACTTTCAGGTGCAAATCGTAACACACTCATTGCGGGAGGAATTATGGCAAACACTGCTGAGATATTCAATTTTCCAGTGCCGGATGCGGCACAAAAGGAGCCGCGCGTGGCAGATCTCGATGATGGTTATACGCGCATTGCAAATGAGTTGCTGGAAGCTGTAATGCTGGCCGGATTAACACAGCACCAGCTTCTGGTCTTCCTGGCTGTCATGCGCAAAACATATGGCTTTAATAAAAAACTGGACTGGGTGAGCAACGAGCAACTTTCCGAGTTGACCGGGATATTGCCGCACAAGTGTTCTGCTGCAAAAAGTGTTCTGGTAAAGCGTGGGATTTTTATTCAGAGCGGGCGGAATATCGGCATTAATAATGTGGTCAGTGAATGGTCAACATTACCCGAATCAGGTAAGAAAAATAAAGTTTACCTGAAAGAGGTAAATTTACCTGAATCAGGTAAGAAAAGTTTACCCAAATCAGGTAAAGGCACTTACCCGAATCAGGTAAACACAAAAGACAAACTAACAAAAGACAATATAAAACCTTATTCGTCCGAGAATTCTGGCGAATCCTCTGACCTGCCAGAAAACGACCTTCCTGTGGTGAAAGCGGATGCTGCGATTCAGAGCGGCAGCAAGTGGGGGACAGCAGAAGACCTGACCGCCGCAGAGTGGATGTTTGACATGGTGAAGACCATCGCGCCATCAGCCAGAAAACCGAATTTTGCAGGGTGGGCTAACGATATCCGTCTGATGCGTGAACGTGATGGACGTAACCACCGCGACATGTGTGTACTGTTCCGCTGGGCCTGCCAGGACAACTTCTGGTCCGGTAACGTGCTGAGTCCGGCCAAACTCCGCGACAAGTGGACCCAGCTCGAAATCAACCGGAACAAGCAACAGGCTGGCGTGACAGTCGGCAAACCAAAACTCGACCTGACAAACACAGACTGGATTTACGGGGTGGATCTATGAAAAACATCGCCGCACAGATGATTAACTTTGACCGTGAGCAGATGCGTCGGATCGCCAACAACATGCCGGAACAGTACGACGAAAAGCCGCAGGTACAGCAGGTAGCGCAGATAATCAACGGTGTATTCAGCCAGTTACTGGCAACTTTCCCGGCGAGCCTGGCTAATCGTGACCAGAACGAACTGAACGAAATCCGCCGCCAGTGGGTTCTGGCTTTCCGGGAAAACGGGATCACCACGATGGAACAGGTGAGCGCCGGAATGCGTGTTGCCCGTCGGCAGAATAGACCATTTCTGCCATCACCCGGGCAGTTTGTTGCATGGTGCCGGGAAGAAGCATCCGTTAACGCCGGGCTGCCAAACGTCAGCGAGCTGGTTGATATGGTTTACGAGTATTGCCGGAAGCGTGGCCTGTATCCGGATGCAGAGTCTTATCCGTGGAAATCGAACGCGCATTACTGGTTGGTTACCAACCTGTACCAGAACATGCGGGCCAATGCGCTGACTGACGCGGAATTACGGCGCAAGGCTGCCGATGAACTGACCTGTATGACAGCGCGAATTAACCGTGGTGAGACGATACCTGAACCAGTAAAACAACTTCCTGTTATGGGCGGTAGACCTCTAAATCGTGCACAGGCTCTGGCGAAGATCGCAGAAATCAAAGCTAAGTTTGGGCTGAAAGGAGCAAGTGTATGACGGGCAAAGAAAGATTCTTCGTTACTTGAAGAAATACAGTGTTTATTGTTCTTTTGAGATGTTGCGAAAACAGGAATTACCACGGTAAACATTTTGTAGCTGACCCATGCATTGATGAAATATTGTGGGTATTTAATAGAGCATAATTATCAAGTTGCGTAAGATGTGGAGTAATGGTATGGGCGGTGTTAGCACCGCCTTTAATTAAAGCTCAGAAAGCTGTGATAATATTTTTTCTGGAGTGGTTTCGTTGGAAATGCTAAATAATACAGCACCTTTGACTGATTCATCTCTCATTTCAATTTCACATGAATTATGGTTGTATGAGATTGCATAATTTTTTAATGTTCTTTCGCTTTGCCACCACACCATATTTGCAAGACTTCCGTTATACGTTCTTATCTCGATTGATCCGGGCAGGGCTTTCCAGATAACACCTCCTAGCAATGTAAGAGCGGCTGCACCAACATTTTTTGCATGATGGTTAGAACGTTCCATTACCCCTTCAGCATAACGATGAAGAATCTCTATGTCAGTCGCTTTGATAGTCATGTTATTTCCATGTAATTGCTGTGTGAAACGTAGTGTTAGTTAGGTGTTAGCAGAATATAGCATCAAAGTCGAAACCGGTAGAAAAAATATTGGTGATTATTTCGCTGCATTTGGAACTGGAACAACAATGATTATTAGCATGATTGCTTTTTCCAGTCATAAGAATGAGTCGTGTTAATTTTTTCTATTCAATAGGAAATTATCATGTCATCAGAATATGAACAACTACGGTGACTTCTGCGCTAAACGGGGACGTTTATGCGCACATACAATCCAAACTCTCTTCTCCCTCCACAGATGCAGAAATACACCTGCGATTTTTTGCATTCGGTGTTTTTGGCAGCCAAGAACAGGGAGTCTCTGTTTGTCTGGCGGCTAAAGGTGATATGGAAATCGTGATGTCTTAGCCTAAAGTAGTTGCAACAGTTGGAGCGATTATGGTGGTAGTAGTGATCATCGCGCCCCCCATATGCAAGGGTTGACGACATTATTTATCCGGCGCTATATTCTGTGCGTTGCCGCAAAATCGGCACACGGGATTGGCGTCCCGGACATCAAAACGACGCATAACCGCGTTCGCGGTTTTTTTATGCGCAGTGCACGTCTACACAAAAATTATGGTGGGCTGTGTGAGGGCTTCTTCGGAAGCGCCGGATTTCGTTTTGACCGGTTACGCCAACCTTGCACAGTCCACCACCAGTCGATTGGCGTCGTCGGTGGTGATAGCTCAAATTCAAAACGAGATTATCGCTATGGTCACTCAGCTCGCATTCCGCGATGTAAAATTCACTCCTATAAATCACAACAACCAGATCTGGTTTACCAGCAAAGAATTGGCGGCAGCATTAAAATATGCCAGCACCAAAGCAGTAACCGACATCTACAACAAAAATATTGATGAGTTTACTGACGGAATGTCTCAGGTCGTCGAATCAACGACCTCAGGAAATTATCGTAAGAAGACTCGCATTTTCTCCCTCCGTGGCGCCCATCTGATCGCCATGTTCGCCCGCACTCCTGTGGCCAAAGAATTCCGCCGCTGGGTGCTGGATATTCTCGATCGAGAAATTCAACAATCCCCAATCACAAAACAATTCACTGATAACGAACTTTGCACACTTGCTTGGTTATGGCGGGCAAGTGACACAATGTTAACCGCTTGCCAAAACGTCACTCCGCTTCTTCAGGTAGCAGAACACCGCGAAGCCGGTCGCTTCACTTCAATCGAACAAGAATATCCCCGGATACTCAATAAGGCACAGGCAATCCTTGCCAGAGAAACGGCACATGTAAAATTCCGGCCGTGGCAGGATGATAAGTGGAGTCGAGTATTGACGCATTTACGTTCTGAACGGCTGTAATAAAGTTGCGGGAGAGAAATGCCGCTAGTATTTTGTAATTAATTGAATGCTGACGGTTTAATGAGAAGTCAAGAACACTACTTGTACTATAATCGTTCGATGTTAGTGAGGGTTTGATGCAAAAAATGAAGTGATTGACCCTAAATTTGCGCGATCAGCGACAGATTGTACACCGAGATCCTGTGGGCTGGAATTTGCAGAGAAATACCGAAAATGATATCCAATATTGTTTTCAGTTCCTACATCATACCTGATAAGGGTATAATCATAAAAATTAGGATAATTCAAGTTATAATTGTATGAATAAAAACGACCTTGAAGCATTATCTGACACTAGGCTTAATGAGGCCAAATGCTTGCTTGATCATGGCTTTTTTCATGGTGCATATTATCTTTGTGGGTATGCAGTTGAATGTGCATTGAAGGCCTGTATTGCCAAGTCATTTTTACAACATGAGTTTCCAAACAAAAAAGTCGTAAATGATTCATATACTCATGATTTGTCGCAACTTCTCAAAATTGCCAACTTACATCAAATTTTGATTGCTGACGCAAAAAATGATGTTTCGTTGGAGATTAACTGGTCGGTCGTTAAAGACTGGAGCGAGCAATTTAGATACGACAATAACATAAGTAAAGCTATGGCCGAACAATTGTTTGATGCTGTAGGTGACCAAAATTCTGGAGTTTTGAAATGGGTAAAAGCACACTGGTAATCGGCAGAGAGTTGACAAAAGATATGGAATTCTCAGGTCAATTTTTGTTAAAAAAACTCAAGTTACAGAATTTAACTATTGATGCTGCAATGTGGTTTTATTACCCAGATCTATCTTGGAGATATATTTTAGTTATCAGTGACTTCTCAGAACGTGGGCCGGCAGAAATATATAGAAAAATCAGTGAGATAAATAGAAATAGCATATCAAAAAAGTATAAGCCGATACCATTAGAAGCAATTGAGGCTAAGGGGGATTCAGCTTTTGTTTATAAAATGTTAAAAGGATTTGCTAGAGTCAACGATGGTAAAGTTCGCGTTTCTAATTCTATGGTAAATGGTTTAGAAATCGTTGACTGTCTGATCTATGAGTTAAAATAAGAAATCTCTTGCTGGGTATCATTATTGTTTAAATGACTTTTGATTTTCAATAATCAACTTGTCATAATTAAGTCACCGGAGTTTGAACTCCTCCGGTGACTTCTGCGCTAAACGGGGACGTTTATGCGCACATACAATCTAAACTATCTTCTCCCGTCACAGATGCAGAAATGCACCTGCGATTTTCTTTATCCAGCGTTTGACCTCTGCGGAGGTGAAGCGTGAACCTCCCACAAGACGGCATCAAACTGCATCGCGGTAACTTCACCGCTATCGGTCAGCAGCTCCAGCCTTATTTGGAAGACGGCAAGTGCTTTCGCATGGTGCTTAAACCGTGGCGCGAGAGACGCAGTCTTTCCCAGAATGCACTTAGCCACATGTGGTACAGCGAAATCAGTGAATACCTTATCCGCAGGGGGAAATCGTTCGCTACCGCAGCATGGGTAAAAGATGCTCTCAAACACACATACCTCGGTTATGAAACCAAGGACCTGGTTGATGTCGTAACCGGCGAAATCACTACTATCCAGTCGTTACGCCATACCTCCGATCTTGATACCGGAGAGATGTATGTCTTCCTGTGTAAGGTTGAAGCCTGGGCGATGAATATTGGCTGCCACCTGACTATTCCGCAGAGCTGCGAGTTCCAGCTGCTGCGCGACAAGCAGGAGGCGTAATGGCTACACCGCTTATTCGTGTCATGAACGGACACATCTACAGAGTACCAAATCGTCGTAAGCGTAAGCCTGAGCTAAAACCATCCGAAATACCAACACTGCTCGGATATACCGCCAGCCTGGTTGATAAAAAATGGTTGCGACTGGCAGCAAGGAGGAATCATGGCTGATTTGAGAAAAGCAGCGCGTGGTCGCGAATGCCAGGTAAGAATCCCTGGCGTATGCAATGGCAACCCTGAAACGTCTGTACTGGCACATATCCGGCTGGCTGGACTGTGTGGCACCGGTATTAAACCGCCAGACCTTATTGCCACCATTGCCTGTTCTGCCTGTCACGACGAAATCGACCGCCGCACGCATTTTGTCGATGCTGAGTACGCAAAAGAATGCGCGCTGGAAGGTATGGCGAGAACGCAGGTTATCTGGCTGAAAGAGGGGGTAATCAAGGCGTGAATACCTACAGCATCACATTACCCTGGCCTCCGAGCAATAATCGCTATTACCGCCATAATCGCGGGCGCACGCACGTCAGCGCAGAGGGGCAGGCATACCGCGATAACGTCGCCCGAATCATTAAAAACGCAATGCTGGATATCGGCTTGGCTATGCCTGTGAAAATCCGCATTGAGTGCCACATGCCGGATCGCCGTCGCCGTGACCTGGATAATCTGCAAAAAGCCGCTTTTGACGCACTCACTAAAGCAGGTTTCTGGCTGGATGATGCTCAGGTCGTTGATTACCGCGTTGTGAAGATGCCTGTTACCAAAGGTGGGAGGCTGGAACTGACCATCACCGAAATGGGGAATGAATGATGTTTGAGTTTTATATGGCAGAACGTCTTCGCCACCGCTGGGGGCGTCTGCGCTTATATCGTTTCCCCGGTTCTGTTTTGACCGATTACCGAATACTGAAGAATTACGCCAAAACCCTGACAGGAGCAGGAGTATGAAGTCAGAGATAACAATCAACTAATACTGTTTCGTTGATTTTTGCTTGTAATTGGCGTTCTGGTCTGATTTTTGTGGAGTAAGTTGATGCGTGATATTCAGATGGTTCTTGAGCGTTGGGGAGCGTGGGCGGCTAATAATCATGAAGATGTGACCTGGTCGTCCATTGCCGCCGGTTTTAAGGGATTAATTACTTCAAAAGTAAAATCTCGCCCGCAATGTTGTGACGATGACGCGATGATCATTTGCGGGTGCATGGCCCGTCTGAAAAAGAACAACAGCGATTTGCACGATTTATTAGTAGATTATTATGTAGTCGGTATGACATTCATGTCACTGGCAGGTAAGCATTGCTGCTCTGATGGTTATATCGGGAAAAGGTTACAGAAGGCTGAGGGCATAATTGAAGGGATGTTAATGGCATTAGATATCCGGTTAGAGATGGATATCGTTGTTAATAACTCTAATTAATATGCCAATTGTTTACTAAAAATTATTAAAAATGGGGCGTTGAAACGCCCCCAAAAATAAAGGGTAATATATAACAGAAGGTTTATATAGTTAGAAGCAAGGTTGTGCTTCTAAAGGAAGTGGCTTGAGGGAGCCACTTATATGTTGGGGAGGCAAAGCCTCCCACAACATATCTTTTAGTAATCAAATTAGAACTGGTAAACCATACCTACAGCAACGATATCATCGGTAGCAACGCCAGATGCTTTCGTGAAATCGCTCTTATCAATCAGGTTGATTTTGTAGTCAACAAAAGTGGACATATTTTTGTTGAAGTAATAGGTTGCACCTACATCAATATATTCAACCAGGTCCTGATCACCCCAAGCACCCAAGTCTTTCCCTTTAGATTGCAGATAAGCAACGGACGGACGCAGACCGAAGTCGAACTGATATTGTGCAACTACTTCGAAGTTTTGTGCTTTGTTGGCAATATGGTTTTTACCAAAAACAGTCATGTTTTGGGTTTCAGAATAGGTAGTAGCCAGATAGATGTTGTTCGCATCATATTTCAGACCAGCTGCCCATACTTCAGCATTTTGACCAGATGCATTCAGGCTGTTGTTACCGTAGATAACCTGATTATTAGTGCGGTCAGATTTAGCATAGGTTGCACCTACGCCGAAACCTTCATACTCATAAGTAGTGGAGAAACCGAAACCATCACCATTAGCTTGAGTTACGTCAGTACGGTCATTTTTACCCTGATACTGAGCAGCAAAGTTCAGACCATCAACCAGACCAAAGAAGTCATTGTTACGATAAGTTGCAACACCTGTGGTGCGACCAGTCATGAATACATCTGTTTGGGTCCAGGTATCGCCACCGAATTCTGGCAGAACGTCGGTCCATGCACCAATATCGTATGCTACACCGTAGTTACGGCCATAATCGATGGAGCCGTAGTCACCGAATTTCAGGCCAGCGAAGGCAAGACGGGTTTTATCTTTGGAGGAACCTTGAGATTCAGCGCGGTTGCCTTTGAATTCATATTCCCACTGACCGAAACCAGTCAGTTGATCGTTGATTTGGGTTTCACCTTTGAAGCCAAGACGGGCATAAGTAGTATCACCATCATCTGCATCATTAGAGGAGAAGTAGTGCTTAGCATTAACTTTCCCGTACAGATCCAGCTTGTTACTGTCTTTATTATAAATTTCAGCTGCCTGAGCAGACATCGCCATCAGTACTGATGCAGCTACAGCAGAAATTGCCACTGTTAATTTTTTCATCGTGAGCCCTTTTTTTTGAACTATTATTAAAAAATGATGTCACTGCGCGATAAATATTCATCTAATCAATGTGATTATTTCAAGATGTAAGTTTTGGTTTCTCATTTGATTTGTGAAGTAGATCTCTATTTTTATCTGAACTTTTTCTATCGAATCCTATTCATGGCTCTTGGCTGAATAAAAATAAATCTATTAGCCAATTTATATTAATGGCTGTTATTTATAAGTGCTCTATAATTTGAAGGTTCAATTTAAATCGGCTAAAAATAACGCTGGAAATTATTTGTTGGTTATTTGTTGAGATTTGCTTATGTATTTGTAGTGGTGTTTTCAATACTCGGTAGCATTCTCGCAAATATCATTTAGTGGTTTACGTACGTAAAAAATTGGTTATGCTGTTAAGAGTGGTTACTTCGTCACACAGCTTAAACCCGCCGTCGAGCGGGTTTTTCCATTTTTTGAGTCTCGATATTAGCTGATAACCCAATACCTGAGTTATTCACTGACTCCGAGTCTGTTACGTTTCTGCTTTTTTGCGATACGTTGTATTCCCTCAATTTACACCCGCTTTGTCTGCGAGGTGGGGTTATGAAATCCATGGATAAGTTAACAACGGGTGTCGCCTATGGCACCTCAGCAGGTAGTGCCGGTTACTGGTTTTTACAGCTGCTCGATAAAGTCACGCCCTCACAGTGGGCAGCAATAGGTGTGCTGGGTAGCCTGGTATTTGGCCTGCTGACGTACCTGACAAACCTTTATTTCAAGATTAAAGAAGATAAGCGCAAGGCTGCGAGAGGTGAATAATGCCTCCATCATTACGAAAAGCCGTTGCTGCTGCTATTGGTGGCGGAGCAATTGCTATAGCATCAGTGTTAATCACTGGCCCAAGTGGTAACGATGGTCTGGAAGGTGTCAGCTACATACCATACAAAGATATTGTTGGTGTATGGACTGTATGTCACGGGCATACAGGAAAAGACATCATGCTCGGTAAAACGTATACCAAAGCAGAATGCAAAGCACTCTTGAATAAAGACCTTGCCACTGTCGCCAGACAAATTAACCCGTACATCGAAGTCGATATACCGGAAACAACGCGCGGCGCTCTTTACTCATTCGTTTACAACGTGGGTGCTGGCAATTTCAGAACATCGACGCTTCTTCGCAAAATAAACCAGGGCGATATCAAAGGCGCATGTGATCAGCTACGTCGCTGGACATATGCTGGCGGTAAGCAATGGAAAGGTCTCATGACTCGTCGTGAGATTGAGCGTGAAATCTGTTTGTGGGGTCAGCAATGAACAGAGTAACCGCGATTATCTCCGCTCTGGTTATCTGCATCATCGTCTGCCTGTCATGGGCTGTTAATCATTACCGTGATAACGCCATTACCTACAAAGCCCAGCGCGACAAAAATGCCAGAGAACTGAAGCTGGCGAACGCGGCAATTACTGACATGCAGATGCGTCAGCGTGATGTTGCTGCGCTCGATGCAAAATACACGAAGGAGTTAGCTGATGCGAAAGCTGAAAATGATGCTCTGCGTGATGATGTTGCCGCTGGTCGTCGTCGGTTGCACATCAAAGCAGTCTGTCAGTCAGTGCGTGAAGCCACCACCGCCTCCGGCGTGGATAATGCAGCCTCCCCCCGACTGGCAGACACCGCTGAACGGGATTATTTCACCCTCAGAGAGAGGCTGATCACTATGCAAAAACAACTGGAAGGAACCCAGACGTATATTAATGAGCAGTGCAGATAGAGCTGCCCATATCGATGGGCAACTCATGCAATTATTGTGAGCAATACACACGCGCTTCCAGCGGAGTATAAATGCCTAAAGTAATAAAACCGAGCAATCCATTTACGAATGTTTGCTGGGTTTCTGTTTTAACAACATTTTCTGCGCCGCCACAAATTTTGGCTGCATCAACAGTTTTCTCCTGTCCAATTCCCGAAACGAAGAAGTGATGGGTGATGGTTTCCTTTGGTGTTACTGCTGTCGGTTTGTTTCCAACAGTAAACGTCTGTTGAGCACATCCTGTAATAAGCATTGCCAGAGCGGCAGAAAACAACATTTTTTTCAT